TCGGCAAACCCCATCGCAAGATATCTAAGAACCAACTGATCAACACTATCAATGGCAAAGGTACATTGGTGGAGGTTGAGTTTGATATTGGTAAACAGCAGTACAAGGTTATCCGTGGCATCAAACCTAATAAGTTTGAGATATGGGTCAATGGTAATATGGTGAACCAAGATTCCCATGCCAAGGAATACCAGTCTATGCTTGAGAAGAACATCATCAAGTTGAACCACAAATCATTCCACCAGATTGTGGTACTGGGTTCTAGTTCGTTTGTGCCGTTCATGCAGTTGACCGGAGGTTCTAGACGAGAGGTAATTGAAGACCTCTTGGATATCAATATGTTCTCCAAGATGAACTCTCTGTTGAAGGAGAAGATGTCTGTACTCAAGGATCAGATTGCCAACAATACCCATCAACTGAATCTGTGTGATACCAAGATCAATGCTCAGAAGAAATATCTGCGTGACCTAAGTGCGATATCCAGTCACCAGAAGAAGCAGAAGTTGGATAGTATCAAGAAGTTGCAGGAAGACATTCGTGTACTCAATGAGGCAAATGCCAAGGTCACCGAAGAGGTCACCGCATCCAAAGAAGTCACTACCGAGATTGTCAATGTTGGTAAGGAACTACAATCTCTTGGTGAGTATGCGGCAGGGTTTAAGGCACAACAGAAGGATGTAGTCAAACAGGCAAAGTTCTTTGAGAATAATGACAAATGTCCTACCTGTGATCAGGATATTGATCGTAGGTTGAAAGAGTATCATCTGAACAAATGTAAGACTCGTGCGGGTACTATTGACGGTGCGTTACAAATGCACGATCTCCGTAAGGCAGACTTGGATGCGAAGATGGAAGAACTCAATCGTATGCAAGATCACATTCGCAACTGGCAGTCTAAGATTGACGCAAACACCCAAGAGATTATGAGTATCAACCGAAACATTGATACACTGAATGGTGAGGTCTCTAGTATTGACGAAGGTACTGGTGATCTGTCAGAAGCAAATACTGAGTTAGAGACACTGCGTACTGACAAAGAAGAACTACAGGAATCAAAGTACCGACTGAACGAACAGTTCTCGTACAATCAGGTGTATGCTGAGTTGCTCAAAGATACTGGTATCAAGACCAAGATTATCAAACAGTACTTGCCAGTCATCAATCAGTTGACCAACAAGTACTTGAACATCCTAGACTTCTTTGTACACTTTGATCTGGACGAGTCTTTCCAAGAGACTATCCGATCTAGACATCGCGATGCCTTTTCGTATGACTCATTCTCTGAGGGTGAGAAGCAACGGATTGACCTGTCCCTACTATTTACTTGGAGACAGATCGCAAAGATGAAGAACAGTGTGGCAACCAATCTACTGATCCTTGATGAGACATTTGACTCTTCTCTGGACGAGGATGGTATTGAGAATCTGATGAAGATTATCTCTACACTGGGTGAGGATACCAATGTGTTTGTTATCTCTCACAAGAGTGAACTTGAGGATGCGGCATTCCACCGTAAGATTGAGTTTGTGAAAGAAAAGAACTTTAGTAAAATTAAGTCTTGACTTTAAATGATCCATGTGCTATTATACACTATAAATTAACTGAGGAAATATATTATGGAACTATCCGATACTACCATGCAGGTTCTCAAGAACTATGCGACCATTAACCCGAACATCGTTATCACCGAAGGCAGTACTGTAAAGACTATCTCGGTAGCACGGAATGTTCTATCAACCGCAGAACTTGCAGAACCGTTTCCTGCATCCTTTGGCATCTATGACCTGTCAGAGTTTTTGAATGTTCTGTCATTGGTTGACCAACCACGACTCAAGTTTGAAAAAGACTATGTGACTGTAGGTGATTCTACCGGACGTTCGTCTGTGAAGTACTTCTTCTCTGATCCAGAGATGCTGACCTCGCCAGGAAAAGACATCAATATGCCTGATGCTGAAGTTAAGTTTTCCCTAGATACAGACACTCTAGGTAAAGTCAAACGTGCCGCTGCCGCACTTGGTCACGATGAGATTTCTATCTCACCTACCACTGGTGCCATTCGTCTATCTGTCATTGACAGTAAGGACGCAACGAGTAACGCATTCTCTATTGACGTAGAGGGTACATATCCAGAAGGAGTTGATTTCAACTTCATTATGAATGTTAGCAACCTAAAGGTTGTCAACGAAGACTTTGAGGTGGGTATTAGTTCTAAACTAATTTCTCAGTTCACTAGCAAACAATCCGCAATAGAATACTTTATTGCACTAGAAAAATCATCTACTTACGGAGCATAATAAGATGGCAGAAGCAAAAAAAGCAGAACGAGATCACTCAAACATCTACGAACTGGGTAACCGAGTTGCTCGTTCTACAGTCGCAGTAGTTGATACTGTTGTACAACGAGGTGGTTTCAAGGGTGAAGAACTCACCACCATTGGTCAGTTGAGAGACCAAGCAGTCCAGATCATCCAACTCTGTGAAGAGTACCAGTCTGAACAGTCTGTTGATTAAGACTTTGGGGGGTGTTAATTCACCCCCTTTTTTTCTTGACTTTTTGTTTCATATGTTGTACAATGTACACTATTAGAAACACTTTTACTTTTATTATGGAGACACAATGTCTAAAGAATTCCTATGGGTTGAGAAGTATCGTCCCCGACTGATCGGTACTACTGTCCTACCCCAAGACCTGAAAGATACATTCCAAGCGATTGTAGACTCAGGTGAAATCCCTAATATGTTATTTACTGGTACTGCGGGTACTGGTAAGACTACTATTGCCCGTGCGATATGTGACGAACTTAGTCTTGACTATATCGTCATCAATGGTTCGGAAGAGGGTAACATTGATACCCTACGTGGGAAGATCAAACAGTTTGCCTCATCAGTTTCTCTCTCTGGTGGTTACAAAGTCGTAATCTTAGATGAGGCAGACTACCTTAATGCACAATCAACCCAACCCGCACTGCGTGGATTTATTGAAGAGTTCTCTCAGAACTGCCGATTTATCCTAACTTGCAACTTCAAGAACAAGGTGATTGAACCACTACACTCCCGATGTGCAGTCTATGAGTTCAATACCTCCAAGAAGTCTATGGCACACCTCTGTGGTGAGTTTATGACTCGTCTACAAATCATCTTAGATGGTGAGGGTGTCAAGTATAACAACGATGTGATTGCGGGACTGATTGGTAAGTATGCCCCCGACTGGAGACGTGTACTCAACGAGTCACAACGTTATTCTATCTCTGGTAAGTTGGAAACTTCGGTACTCATTAATGATAGTAATGGCAACTATAGTGGTCTTTTCCAATCACTAAAGAGTAAGGACTTCAAGAAGATGCGGTCATGGGTGGTCAACAATATGGACACCGAACCTGCCGCAATCTTCCGTGGCATCTATGACTCTATGGAAGGAAAGGTACAACCTCAATCCATTCCGCAACTGGTACTGATCCTTGCTGATTATCAATACAAGAATGCTTTTGTTGCAGACCATGAATTAAACCTTGTCGCATGTCTGACTGAATGCATGGCAAATGTAGAGTTCGTATAAATACTTTCGGATTCGGAGGAAATATGCAATTAATTAGAAATGCTATACAAACCCCTGACGGAACTGTCCTAGAGTCTCGTCATCGTCACGACTACCAGAAACATACCGATAAGAATGGTAAAATTTACATGGTAGATGGTGGACTGGACTACATAAGATGTTCGGTTCATTCTGATCAGATTGACCTATTTAAATACTCTAATGAACCCCATACTGCTCAACGGCATATAGTTAAATGGGGAACGTATGGTATTAATGGCGATCAACCTCTTAAATATGTATCTGTTGCTGAAATGGATACTGCTCATATTGGCAATGTTCTTAATTCTCAAAACATTAACCCAGTAATTAAAGAATGTATGAAAAAAGAACTGAGGTATAGAACAGAAAATGACTATGCCAAATGAACGAAGAGAATCAATAGAACGCACCGAGAAGTTTCTGATTGACTTGTTGAACCCCAAGGTGACTCCAAGAATCCCTAGTGAGGTTCGTCAACGAGCATACAGTTGTCTCAGGCATTTCCCACGAGAGTATGATATGGAACGTGCCGCAGAGACTTCTCCACAAATCTTCGGGGAATGGGATGACTAAAAAGAACCCAAAAATACCAACGAACGATGGTGATGAATACGATGCATTTGGTTATGGTAGACAAATGTATTGTTACCTAGCACGAAGTGGGGTTGCCAAGAGAATCAAAAGAAAGTATAATAAGAGATTCCGAAAAGAAGGTAAGAAGAATCTGGATGAGTAAGTGGTGGAGAATCTGGGCAAAGAGTCTAGGTGAGAAAGTCGGAGAAACCGACAAGCAAGCAAACACAGTTGCGGTCATTCGTACTGTGTGGTGGGTAACCCACATGGCAACTTGTTGGTTCATTATATTAAATGCAATTGCCAATCACGGTTGGCACCTAATAGGATTATAGTATGTTTTATCAAGATGAAGTAGAAGAATTTATGATAGCAGGAGACCAAGATGTACCAGATTTTGGTGGACTGGAATCAAAACAAGCAAAGTTGTATATGGATTTAATCAGTGAGGAGTACAACGAGACACTCCAAGCATTCAAAGACAAAGACATTGTAGAAGTCGCAGATGGACTTGTAGATATGGTATGGGTCATTATGGGCATGGCATCTACTTTGGATATTCCCTTTGATAAGGTCTGGAACGAAGTGAGGGCATCCAATATGTCTAAGTTCGTTGACGGCAAAGCAATCAAGGACGAGAACGGAAAGATTATGAAACCAGAAGGATACTTCCGTCCTAACATAAAGCAGTTGATGGAATGATTAAATATATCAAACACAGTGAGACTATTAACAACTGTCTAACTACTGATGTTTATGGTAACAAAATTCACACGGCATCTGGTGACTATGTTATAATTGTTGAAAATGCGGTAAAGGGCAGGTACATACCCATATCATTGACCAATGTTAATGGTGAGTGGATTCCTTCTCAGATGGAGTTTGATTTTGGATAAGTGGGATCAAGCACATCTACAGACAGCGAAGGTCTATGCCGAGTTGTCACATGCACGAAGAATGAAAGTCGGTTGTGTTATCGTAAGAGATAATCGTATCATCTCTATCGGATACAATGGTATGCCAAGTGGATGGGACAACAACTGCGAATACGAACTCAATCACGAACTAAAAACTAAGGATGAAGTTTTACATGCGGAAGCGAATGCTATCACAAAGGTTGCAAAGTCAACGGAACAGACGGAGGGTGCAGTTCTCTATTCTACCTGTGCCCCCTGCATTGATTGTGCCAAACTCATCCATCAATCTGGAATCACCAGAGTTGTCTATGGACACAACTATAAATCGCAAGAAGGATTGACTTTCCTTCAGAAGTGTGGTATACTTGTTGAAACTACTGACGAACCAGACCCTAATAATTTGCCTTGGCAACGGAGTTTATACCCCTAATGAATCCCTTTGATTATGTAAATGCGATTAACTATTCCAAGAAAGACATCATGGTAACTCGTGATGACGAGAAGGCATACAATGGTTTTATGGTAAACCGTTCACTGTCTTACTTCTCTGACACTGTTGTTATCGCAAATGAGATGAACAAGTACCACCACCTAGACTCACGTCTACAATTTTCTTTTCTTATAAATATCATTAGGAAACGGAAACGTTTCTCTAAATGGGTAAAACCTGAATTAGAAAATGACCTTGAGTCGGTGAAAGAATATTATGGATATAGTAATGAAAAGGCACGACAAATACTATCCCTCTTATCACCTTCTCAAATTAAACAAATAAAAGAAAAGGTGAATAAAGGTGGAAGAAAGTAACTTAGTATCATGGAGTCCTGTGAGTATGCTAGAGATCACTCTGGCAGAACCCGATGATTTCCTCAAAGTGCGTGAAACTCTAACAAGAATCGGAGTTGCCTCACGCAAAGAACAGAAACTGTTTCAGTCGTGTCACATTCTACATAAGCAGGGAAGGTACTATATCGTACACTTCAAAGAACTGTTTATCTTGGATGGTAAGAAAGCAAACCTAGAACAATCAGACGTAGAGAGACGCAACACTATCGCGACACTACTGTCAGACTGGGGTCTTGTTGAGATACAGAACAAAGAAGTTGCAACGGAATGTGCACCATTACGACAGATTAAAATCATCGGATTTAAGGAGAAAGATGAATGGGAACTCTGCCCCAAATATAATATAGGAAACAAATGAGTCGTTTTGACGATAACATACAATCTATTCGTGATAAGAAACATTGGTGGGGTAGGATAGAAGAGATTACATCTTACCAGTGGAACGATGTCATGCCAATGGTTGATACTCATCCAGATAAACTTTACGACTGGAATCGTGATAAGCAACGACTGGGTATGAACTCGTTTCACGAACGAGGGTCTGCACCTCAAATCGCAAAAGATATTGTTGCGGAGATGGAAGAGTTCTTTGTAGACCCTGCCCCTAAGAAATTTGAGTACGAGAAGGGAGCACCTCAAATCACGAACATTGCGTTTTGTGGGTTTGGTCAGTTCTCTGGTTCGTACCCAAGACATAAGGACAGTATGGATGTATTCCTACTCCAAGTAATCAATGAGTGTAAGATCACTATTGGATACACGGAGGAACCAACGAATGCAGACGAAACTGTTGTTATGAAACCAGGCGATTGTGTATGGATTCCGAGAGGAACATGGCATCAACTGGAACCAACAGTATCTAGAGTTACCTTCTCATTTGGTTTTGAGAGTGACCCTGATACTGATCCCTCCTTTTTTGTTTAAAAAAGTGACATGACATTTGGTTATGACCTCTATCATAGAACATTACCATTATATATAATAGCGGAAGGATAATCTTCCCACCAATCTGGAGCAAAAAAGTTATGAAGACCCGCACATTTGGACGAGTAGAGAGACTCGGAGATGCGCTACTAAGTTTGATAGTTTTAGTTACATCAATTGTTGCTATCCTACCACTTGTATAGATAGACAGAACTAGGGTGACTTAATAGGTCACCCGACATTTTTAGGTATATTATGAAAGCATATATGATTGCAGATTTGAACAATCCGACCTCTGTGAAGTATACAGAGATTGCGTTAGAATCATGGCAGAAACAAGACATCCTTGACATTGAAGTCATTCAGTGTTACACCCCCGATACCATCTCAGAACTAGAACCCCTCTATAACTGGCAACCTTTGCAACATAAGATGCAGAGGGGTTTGAGCAGTTCCCCAAGTGAACGAGCGGGTGATATATCTCATTGGCAGTTGATAAAGAAACGTGCCGAGAGTAAAGAACGATTCTATGTAATGGAACACGATTCCTATCTTGAGGACGCAGACGAGTTCAAAAAACAACACGACTTCTCTATGGAGCACGGACTTGACTGGGCAAATCATGGACTGTTTATGTCTTGCTACTCCCTCTCTCGTAGATGTGCAATATACATGAATGACTTATTATTGAACAAAGAATTCCCTCTCAATGGTGGTCCTTATGGTTGTATGGAGAGACTTGTCAAGACCTACCTATCTCATAATCCAATCAATAGTGAGTACACCTTTATGTGCCATTATGCTGACACCGACAAGATTGGTCACGGTACCACAGCAAAAGAACTGCATAAAGTATATAACTCTAGGTTTGAACGACCCACTAAGTTCACGAGAGCATCAACCCAAGTGATATCTAAATCATTTGGTATCACTCAAACCCATGAAGGTATGGAACAGAAACCTTGGGAAAGACACTGGGGAAATACTTTTAAAATTATTGATTGACATTGCCTGTTTGTTCGTGTATAATGGGTACTTAATTATGAGGAATCTATATGGACTTTTACACAAGCATTGACAGATACGGTTCTACCCTGCTCTATCGTGGGTACAAAGATGGTCAACGTGTCAAGAAACGCATCCCCTTCAAACCTACCATGTATGTCAGTGGTCGTAAGAATGTTGGATGGTCTACACTAGATGGCAGACCTGTTGAACCCATTCAGTTTGAGACCATGCGAGAAGCAACCGAGTTTAGCAAACGATACCAACATGTAGACAACTTCAAGGTCTATGGACAGAACAACTTCATCTCACAGTATATCGCAGAGGAGTTTCCCAACGACATCAAGTTTGATCGTGAACTCCCTGTAATCACTACCATTGATATTGAGGTTCAGTCGGACGAAGGTTTCCCCGAACCAGATCAAGCAAACTATCCAGTCACCGCAATCTGTACCAAGTCTAGTAAGGAAGACTTCTTTCGTGTCTGGGGTCTGGGTGAGTACACTGCCAAAGAGAACTGCATCTATACTCAGTGCAACTCAGAGTTGCAACTACTAGATCAGTTCCTTGACTACTGGCAGAATCATGGTTCACCTGACATCGTGACTGGTTGGAACTCTAAGCAGTTTGATATCCCCTACCTTGTTAACAGAACAAGAAAGGTCATCGGAGAAGAATCCACCAAACGATTCTCACCTTGGGGTACTGTCTCGTCTCGCACCATTCGTGGTAAGATGGGTATGAAAGATGTGGACACCTATGATCTGATGGGTATTGCTCAGTTGGATTACTATGATCTGTTCCGCAAGTTTACTCTCAATACTCTGGGACAGCAAGAGTCCTATCGTCTGGATCACATTGCCCATGTCGTACTGGGTGAACGCAAACTCTCGTATGAGGAGCACGGCAACCTACACACACTGTACAAGGAAGATCACCAGAAGTTCATTGACTACAACATCCGAGATGTTGAACTGGTTGACCTACTGGAAGAGAAACTCGGTCTGATCACTCTGGCAATGACTATGGCATACCGTGGTGGTGTGAACTATGAAGATGTGTTTGGTACGACTACTATCTGGGACACTATCATCTATCGTCTGTTGAACAAGCAGAAGATTGCGGTTCCTGCCAAGACCGAAAAACCCAAGGGTGATTTTGCGGGTGGTTATGTGAAGGAACCCCAAGTCGGTTCTCACGAGTGGGTGACATCCTTTGACTTGAACTCCCTGTATCCGATGATCATTGTACAATACAATATGTCACCTGAGACTGTGGTAGATGGTCTGGTTGATACTGATGTAGAACGGATGCTTGCAGGAGTAACCAATACCACTGGTAACTATGCGGTTGCCCCATCTGGTGTTCGGTTCACCAAAGAGAAAGAGGGTATCATCCCTAGTGTGATTCGTCAGTACTATGCCGAACGCAGAGAGATCAAGAAGCAGATGTTGGACGCAAAGTCCGAGTATGAGATTGCTCCCACCAAAGAGTTGTCAAACAAGATTGCCACACTTGACAATCAACAGATGTCTATCAAGATTCTGATGAACAGTCTCTATGGGGCACTGGGTAACCGATGGTTCCGATACTTTGACCAACGAGTCGCAGAGTCTATTACTCTGGCAGGACAGTTGTCTATCAAGTGGGCAGAACGAGCAGTCAACCGTGAGATGAATACTCTACTCAATACGGACGAGGACTATGTGGTTGCGATTGATACTGACTCGGTCTACATGCGTATGAGTGATCTGGTTGATAAGTTTTCCCCCAAAGACCCTGTCAAGTTTCTGGACAAGATTTGTTCCGAACACTTTGAACCTGTACTGACCAAGGCATATGCTGACCTTGCTGACTATACCAATGCGTATGTCAACCGTATGGAGATGGGTCGTGAGGTTATTGCTGACCGTGCTATCTGGGTTGCGAAGAAACGATACATCCTCAATGTACACAACAACGAGGGTGTCCAGTACGCAGAACCCAAACTCAAGATGATGGGTATTGAGGCAGTCAAGTCATCTACCCCACAGGTGGTGCGTGACAAGTTCAAGGAAATCTTTGGTGTTATCATCAATGGTACCGAGGATGAGACGCAGGATTATATTCGTAAGTTCCGCAACGAGTTTACCAGTCTACCTGCCGAAGATGTATCATTCCCTCGTGGTGTGAGTGACATCAAGAAGTGGAGTGACCGCAAGACTATCTACAAGAAGGCATGTCCCATCCATGTTCGGGGTGCTCTGTTGTATAACAAGTACACCAAGGGTATGCGTCACGAGGTCATTAAGAATGGTGAGAAGATCAAGTTCGTTTATCTCAAGACACCTAATCCTATCAAGGAGAATGTGATCTCGTACCCACAGAACTTGCCTCGTGAGTTACAACTGGAGAAGTACATTGACTATGACAAGATGTTCTCTAAGGCATTCCTTTCCCCACTTGAACCCATACTAGATGCGGTTGGTTGGACTGCCGAACCACAGGCATCATTGGAGGATTTCTTCGGATGAAAAAGAATACGGTTAGGCAAGGTGAAGTATCTGAACAAATATTTGCTACTAAGTGTTTCGTGGAACATTCTTATATGGTGAGTCAACCAAACGGAACCGCAGACTATGACTTAGTTGTAGATGTTAATGGTAGACTACTCAAAATACAAGTTAAGTCATCTATCAAAGGTGACGGTAATGTCAATATATGTAAGGGAACTAATGCGGTCAAGTCCGGCAAACAGGGTAAGTATCCTTATCCGACAGGATCAGTAGACTTCTTTGCTGTGCATAATATCCAACAAGATGATTGGTATATTATACCAAGAGAGGTAACTGGTGATGCAATGAGTATTCGCATTGCATTGAAGAGGGAAGGTAAGTATACTTGTTATAAAAATAACTGGGACTTCTTCGGATGAGTGAAGCATTCGTGTATATGTGGCACGATTCCAAGAATAGTATGTACTATATCGGTTATCACCAAGGCACACCAGATGATGGTTATACTCATTCGTCAAAAGTCATGGAGCAGTTCAAAGCACATAGTATACCAGAAGGATTTAGTAGACGAATTCTCGCATATGGTACTGTACCTGATATGAAGCAGTTGGAGATTGACCTTCTCAATAATAGAAAGGAGAAGTGTTGGGACAAGTATTATAATGTTGTTGTTTGTTTTCCACCACCTACAAAGTCTGGGAAAGATAATCATTTGTATGTTCATGGAAGGGGTGGGACACCAGAGTATTATAAAGAGTATCGTGAAAAGAATCGTGAGGAGATACGAGAGCGACAACGAGAGAATTATAAAGAGAATCGTGAGAAGATACGAGAGCGACAACGAGAGTATTATAAAGAGAATCGTGAGGAGTTACTAGAGAAAGAACGAAAGTATCATAAAGAGAATCGTGAGAAGATACGAGAGAGAAAACGAAAGTATCGTGAAAAGAATCGTGAAAAGGATGCAGAGTACCAACGAGAGTATCGTGAAAAGAATCGTGAGAAGATACGTGAAAGGGATACAGAGTACCAACGAGAGTATCGTGAAAAGAATCGTGAGAAGTTACGAGAGAAGGATAGAGAGTATCGTGAAAAGAATCGTGAGAAGTTACGAGAGCAACAACGAAAGAATTATGCTAGAAAGAAAGCAGAGAAAATCGGAAAATCAACACTGGATAACTTTTTAACTTGACATTAATTGACCACTGTGGTATTATTACAACATGAAATATTCACTTACAATATTCAAGAACACATTTGACAACCAGACCCATCGGGGAATGGAGGTTGAATCGTGGGAGAAGTTTGAAGAACTATTATATCATATGTATGATATGGAGGGTAAGAAAGGTGGTAGAAATTCTTCTGTGCTTATTAGTCCTGCTCGTTATTTTCCCGATACTACGAGGAGTAATAAGAATGTTGATCTATGGGGTGGTTGGTCTTGCCTTGATGTTGATGATTATGATGTATGTACTGATCCCAATCGCAGTCCTGTGGACTGCCTAAAGGAACAGTTACACGAAGCATTCGGTAGTTTTCACTATGTGTGCTACAACACCGCATCGTCTAAAGCAGACAAACCTAAGTTCAGACTGGTCTTTCCTTTGACCCGACAGGTGGACAGCAAAGACCTTCCGCACTTCTGGTTCTCTATGAACAAGCAGTTTGATGGACTGGGTGACAAGCAGACCAAGGACATTTCACGGATGTACTATGTCCCCGCACAGTATCCAGACGCATACAGTTTCATCTTTACCAATCAGGGTGTACATCTTGACCCTGATATGTTGATGGATAAACATTCGTATGTAGAACCCACTGGTAAGACATTCATGGAGAGACTGCCACCTGAGTTACAACAGGCAGTCATCCAACATCGTAAGGACGCACTAGAGGCAACCGACATCACGTGGAGTGGTTATCGGGACTGTCCGTTCTTCCCCAAACGAATGGCAGTGGAGTATCAGACAATCAGTGAGACTGGTTGGTACAGTAAGATGTATTCCATAATGATTGCGACTGCGGGTAATGCGTACAAGAGAGGTTATCCTATCTCTGCTATACAGATCGCACAGATGTGTTCGGAGTTGGATATTGAGACTGGTAACTGGTATAAGAATCGTCCCTTGGATAAGGAAGCAGACCGTGCCCTAGAATACATCTATAGGAATGGATAGTGGAAGCAAATAACTATCTGGCATTTCCTACGGTCATTTCTCGTACAAAACTTATGGTCTCGGAACAAGAGAAAGATCAATGGTTTGACTTGTATTTAAAACATTCTAATAGTGATGGTCAGTCTCACGACTTTGTTGGTTTTGAAACCGTACATACCGATGAGTTGTTTCGTGATCTTTTTATGGACAGATTGAAGAGTGGTGTTGATGAGTATCTCCGTCATCTTAGAATACGTCAAGACAAACTAGATATTCAGTTGACCAAATGTTTCTTCAATGTTACTGACCAGAACGGGATCAACTTACACGATCACATAGAGAATCATATATCGTTTACATACTACCCTCACATTGCTGATGGTAAAGAAAGAAACATCAATTTTCAATACCCACATAAGGCACGACCTAACGAACCGCATGAACATTTCTTTGAATGTCACGGTAACCGCAACTCCAAAGTAGATTCTTTTCCTATATCAGAGGGGGTGTTGTACATATTTCCCTCAAATTTATTACACAATATAGAAATGAGAGAGGGAGATAGTCAGAGTGTGGTACAACCGTTTAAGGACAAGGAGTCTTTGCGGAATAGTAGATTTTGTGTAGCAGGTGATTTGCTATATACAAGGAAGATTGGTGTGACACAATACGAGAGAGTATTATCTAATCCTAAGAATTGGAGGACGGTATGAGAAGACTATATAAGGTACTAACAACGGAGTAAGTATGAGAATTTTAATTACTGGTGCGGCAGGGTTTATCGGTTCGCATCTTGCAGACAGTCTATTGGACGATGGTTTTGAAGTGTTTGGACTAGACAACTTCAATGACTATTATGACCAATCACTGAAGTATGATCGGGTAGAATATTTTGGTCACGAAGTTATGAGATGCGATCTTAAAGACTTTGATGCCTTGGATATTGCCTTCAACAAGATTCAACCTGACATTGTAATCCATCTTGCCGCACGTGCGGGTGTACGTGATTCTGTCGGTAATGAACAGTTGTATCATCAAGACAACATCATTGCTACACAGAATCTTATTCAAGTGTGTAAGATGTATAATGTGTTGAAGGTTGTCTATGCATCTACCAGTTCAGTCTATGGTGGTACCCCTATCCCTGAGACTGGATGGACTGAGGACGAGGTTACTGGTCACCAGTTGAACCCATATGCCTATACTAAGTACTGTAACGAATGTCAGTTTAAGATCAGTGGACTCAACAATGTTGGTCTACGATTCTTTACTGTCTATGGTCCTTGGGGCAGACCTGACATGGCACTATATCAGTTCACTGACAAGATGTGCCACGATCAACCCATCAAAGCATTTAACTATGGTAAGATGAAACGAGACTTCACCTACATCGGTGACATCATTGAAGGTATCAAGATTGCATTGTTTGCTGATCTGGAGTCTGGAGAAATATTCAATATCGGTAGAGGTAAGCAAGTAGAACTGATGCACTTTATTGAAAATATCGGAAAAGAAGTGGGTAAGGAACCGGAGATCATTCTCGCTCCCCGACACCCTGCGGACACTCTAGAAACTTGGAGTGATACCACGAAACTAAGAGAACTGGGTTACAAACCCAAAGTGAATATTGAACAAGGTGTACAAGCATTTGTTCGGTGGTTTAAAGAATATTACGGATACAAAGGATAAGATATGAGTGAAGAAGAAGATGTTATGCCAGAACTAGACGAGAACGGTGAATACCCTAAGTTGAGAATTGGTATTGTCGGACACGGATTTGTAGGACAGGCAGTGGACTATGCCTTTACCCACAGAGAAGTAGAGAAGTTTTATGTAGACCCAAAACATGGTACTACTATTGATGATCTATTGGATTGGCAACCAAACCTAACATTTGTGTGTGCTCCAACTCCGATGGCAGATAGTGGATTTATTGATGCGTCTATTGTAGAGGATGCGGTACTAAAGTTGTTAGAGCATACTACTGGTGGAGTTGTTGTCAAATCAACAATCACACCAGAAATTGTTGACCGAATGTATTGTTCTATCTTTGAGGATGATATTAAACGATTGACTATCAACCCTGAGTTCCTGACAGAGTCTGCCAATAAAGAAGCATTTGTGATGGCAAAGTATCATGTGATTGGTGGTCACCCTGATGCATGTCAAGGTCTTGCACAGTTGTATGACGTGTATAGTCTATGTACTGCGGACGAGTATCTGTTCTGTAGTGGTGCTGAAGCGGCATTCATTAAGTATGGAGTAAACTCTTACCTTGCTACCAAGGTTACATTCTTTAATCAGTTGTTTGATTCAATTGAGAAGTTTGGTTGTAACTTCCCTACAATCGTTAATGCGATTGGCAAAGACCCTCGTATTGGATTAGGTCACACAAGGGTCCCTGGCTATGATGGTAAACGTGGATTTGGTGGTGCGTGTTTCCCCAAAGACACAAAAGCATTTACTTTGTTTGATAATGACTTGACTTTAATTGAGAAGTGTGTTAATATTAACAACAGTTACAGAAAACAATATGAACTAGATGAACGTGAGGAATCAAATAATGTCAAGTATGATGGACAAACTAAAGAAGAACAGCAAGATCAAGACAGCGGAAGTACTGTCTAACAGCAAGTTTTTTACAGAGAAAGATATGGTACCAACCGATGTTCCAATGGTGAATGTCGCGTTGGCAGGAAGTATTGACGGTGGTGTCACGCCAGGATTAACAGTCCTAGCAGGACCGAGTAAGCACTTCAAGACCTCGTTCGCACTGCTTATGGCAGGTGCGTATCTACGAGCAAAGAAGGACGCAGTACTGCTCTTTTATGATAGTGAGTTTGGTAGTCCCCAATCTTACTTTGAGCAGTTCGGTATTGACACCTCGCGGGTGTTGCATACACCCATCGCCAATGTTGAGGAACTGAAGTTTGACTTAATTGGTCAACTTGAGAACATTGACAGAAAAGATGACGTAATAATCGTCATTGATTCAATTGGTAATCTCGCATCCAAGAAAGAGTTAGAGGATGCAATTAACGAGAAGTCGGTGGCAGATATGTCCCGTGCTAAAGCATTGAAGGGTCTCTTTAGGATGTGTACTCCATATCTGACCATGAAGAATATACCAATGCTTGCCGTCAACCACACATATAAAGAGATTGGTCTATTCCCCAAAGACATCGTAGGTGGTGGTACTGGTATTTACTACAGTTCCGATAACATCTGGATTCTGGGTCGTAGACAGAAGAAAACTGGTACAGAGGTCACAGGATATGATTTTGTCATTAATGTTGAGAAGTCGCGATATGTTAAAGAGAAATCTAAAATCCCTATCAGTGTTTCTTGGGAAGGTGGTGTTGAGCGCAATAGTGGTTTGTTGGATGTTGCTCTTGCTGGCGGTTATGTCGCTAAACCTTCTAATGGGTGGTATTGCCGAGTGGATAGAACGACTGGAGAGATGGTAGAAGGTAAGGTGCGAGAGAAGGACACTCTGAAGGATGAGTTCTGGGAACCTATCTGGAAAGATACTGACTTTGCTACCTTCTTAAATAGTCAATACTCTATGACTAAAAAGTCACTAGTATCAATGGACGATATTGTAGACGGTGATGAGATTGAATGAGATAGAAACCAAGTTGAGTGAAGACATTCATTATGAGATTGTCCCATCCGATAACCCTCACGGGTGGGACATTCGGATTATGGAAGAGTTTCCTGAGACCAAGATTGCTTTTGATGTGATTGAACTTGTAGAGAATGAAGAACAGATCAGTTTTAATTTTCAGATTATTTCTACTCCAGACCCAGATTTAACAGTAGAGGACTTGACTTTACAACAGTACTGTGGTAGAATACTTACTAGTTTACTGGAAGTTGCCGTTAATAATGGGACGTTAGTTGCACAAGACCTAAAGTCTGGTGAGGTGATGGCAACAGAAGAAATGCATGAAGAGCAAAAGGAGTTATATAATGAAGAACATCAATCTGGAACAGACGATACTGAGGAATCTGTTAACCAATGACCCCTACATGCGAAAGGTCGGTGCGTTTCTTACGCCCGACTATTTCCAAGGTGTCTACAAAGGACTGTTTAAAGAAGTAACAAAGTTTGTTGCCAAGTATAACAAACTACCTTCCCTAGAAGCATTCAAGATTGAGATGGACGAGAGTGCATCTGAGATGGGTGATGAGAACTATCGTGGAGCAAACGAACTGCTCCATGATTTGTTCACACCAGAACCTGAGAATCTTGAGTGGTTAATTGAACGCACCGAGAAGTGGTGTCAAGACCGTGCAGTGTTCAATGCGGTGATGGAGTCTATCTCTATCATTGATGGCAAACACGCAACCCTACACAAGAATGCGATACCCGATGTCTTATCTAAGGCATTGGGTGTTACCTTTGATACAAACATCGGTCACGACTATCTGGAGAATGTGGAGGGTCGTTATGAATTCTATCACGAGCAAGAAGAACGCATCTCATTTGACCTTGATATGTTCAACCAGATCACCAAGGGTGGTCTCACCAACAAATCACTGAACATTGCCCTTGCGGGTACTGGTGTTGGTAAGTCTCTGTTCATGTGTCATATGGCGGCATCTGCTCTATCGCAGGGTAGGAACGCACTGTACATTACTATGGAAATGGCAGAAGAGAGAATCGCAGAACGGATTGATGCGAACTTACTTAATGTTGATATCAGTCAGTTGGAACATCTATCTAAGGATATGTTCACCGACAAGGTATCGCAGATTGCCGCAAAGACCCAAGGTAAACTGATCATCAAGGAGTATCCTACTGGTCAAGCAAACACCTCACACTTCCGAGCACTGTTGAATGAGATGAAGTTGAAGAAGAACTTTATCCCTGAGATTATCTTTGTTGATTATCTGAACATCTGTGCGTCTGCCAGAATGAAGGGTATGGGTGGTGCTATCAACTCTTACTCTTACATCAAGAGTATTGCCGAGGAACTGCGTGGACTTGCGGTTGAGTTCAATGTGCCGATTATGTCTGCGACACAGACTACCCGATCTGGTTATGGTAATGATGATGTTGGTCTGGAGGATACTTCTGAGTCGTTCGGTCTACCTGCTACTGCTGACCTGATGTTTGCGTTGATCACTAATGATGAACTAAATAACCTTGGTAAGATCATGGTTAAGCAGTTGAAGAATCGTTATAATGATGCGACTGGAGCAAACCAGAAGTTCACCATCAAAGTTGATCGTAGTAAGATGCGACTGACCGATGATGATGACGAGGAGATGATACCTAGTGCTGACCCTGACAAGGGATGGGACGATAAACCAGTCTTTGATAACAGTTCGTCTGGTCAGAGAATGAAAGCAGAAAACTTTAAAAACTTTAGGATGTAATATGGAATTGCACTGGGGATGGCCGATTGTCACTACTGTACTAATGTTTTGTTCTTTCTGGTATGGAAAGATACAGGGATTTGTGGATGGTGAGGAAGAGGGACGAGACGAAGGAATTGATCTTGGAAGTAAGGCAACTGCGAGAGTAGTAATGCAGTATATGAGGGAGAAGTACGAGTTGACGATGAGTGATGTTGAAATTGAAGAAGTTGTTGATGGGATAAATATAACGCACCATGAATATGAGGAAATAGAAGATGAGTAGTGTACAACTAATTGCATTGAGCAAACCAAACGCAACAACGGACTGCCATACTGCGGCAGAACTGATTGCCTATACCGCACGAGTTAGTAATCCTACTAATCAGTCAAACAAGGAGACCGCACCAAAACTGTTGCGTTACCTGATGCGTGAGAATCACTGGTCACCATTTGAGATGGTTCATATGACAATGGAGATCAAGAATACTCGTGATATCGCACGGCAGATTCTCCGTCACCGTTCGTTTTCATTCCAAGAGTTCTCCCAACGGTATGCGGTGAGTGAGAACATTGATGTGGTTCGTGAGACCCGAACCCAAGATGAAAAGAACCGACAGAACTCTATTGTGACTGATGACAAACATCTCAAAGATGAGTGGTTCCGATCTCAAGCAAGGGTTCGTAACTTTGCCAAGAAGGAATACGAAGGTGCGTTGAAGTTAGGCATCGCAAAGGAACAGGCACGAGCATTGTTACCCGAAGGTCTGACCGAGACAACCTTGTATATGGCAGGTAGTCTACGCAGTTGGATTCACTACTGTGACCTGAGACGAGCAAATGGTACACAGAAGGAGCATATGATCGTGGCAGACCAGTGTTGGGATATTATTGGTCAACACTTCCCTGACATAGTGAAGGCACTTGATGAGTGAGATAACGATTCGCAATGAGGACTTTCTGAAACTTCTTGACGATACTGTTGAGAGGTTTCTGCCTCATCGTGAACTGATGACCGAGTTGTCGGCAAACGAGGGTGGAGTTGCTATCGGACGAGGTAGGTACTATTGCGAACCACAACACCTTCAAGAGATGATTCGGAAGGGTGCTGACCATATCGGGTTTCCCGAACACGCATATGGGTTTCAAGTGTCCCACGGTGCCAAGTCTCATCCTGAGATATTTGAACCATTGAAGATGTTGACTAAGAGTGAACTGGTTCATATGTTTGGTGCTAAGGGTAACTCTCTGACATCCTACTATCCTCCCAATGGGTATGTGGGTTGGCATACGAACTGGAACGCACATGGTTACCAGATGATTATCACTTGGTCAGAAGACGGTGATGGTCACTTCTCTTATTATGATAAAGAGAAAGATGAGATTATCACAGAGAAAGATGTTAAGGGGTGGCAAGCAAGGTGGTATCGTTTTGGTCGTGTAGACGAACCAGAACATCATTGTTGGCACACTGCTTGGACTAACTGTCCGAGGTTTACCCTTGCGTTCAAATTCCCTTATGGGGAATATGGTGAGAGAGAAGACCAAGCACTTGAAGCAATCCAAGACCTGATTTGTGAAATGGAAACAAGTACTTGACTTTTCGCCATAATGGTGATATACTGTACACTTATATAACTTAATTGAGGGAAAATCGTGAAAGGATCAATGCAACATAATATTGAATACAAGTATGCCGAAGACAAGGCAATGACCGAACTAATGGATTATATTGATGGAACCTATGGAGAACACTACTCCAAGAATAAGTTTCAAGCAACTGAGTTTATTATTGATGGTGGTCATGGTGATGGTTTCTGTATCGGTAACATAATGAAGTACGCACAACGGTATGGTAACAAGAATGGTTACAATCGTGCTGACTTGATGAAGGTGTTACACTACGCAATCATCCAACTTCATGTACATGATGTGAATGGTAGGTAATTATGAAAGATAGAGTAGTTGTTACTGGTGTAGGTTTGGTGGACACCCTTGGAACATATCCGATGGAGTGTTTTGAGAATATGATTGATGATCATTATGAACCACCTATTGACTTTGAGACTGACGTAGAATCCCTTAAAGGGAATAAGTGTTTTAGAGCACGTGAAGTAAACTATGTGATTCCAGATGGGATTCGTAAACCTACCCATGCTTCACTATCTACCGCATCTAAGAATGCTATTCATGTTGTGCAACAGGCAATAGGTGACATTGACAGTACTGATGTTGCGGTTGTCTTTAGTTCGGTTGCTATTAAACAAGAGACTATGGCAAAACCTTTCCTTGATAAGATGATAGGTGGCAGACGTTTGTCCCCCCGCAGTGGAGTGCAGTACCTAAAAGACTTTACTGTAGGAATGCTCAGTCAAGTGTTTGATTTCCGTGGTGCGTGTGTCAGTATGGATGCCGCCTGTGCGACTGGTCTGTATTCTATTGACTACGGGATGCATTTACTAGATACCCATAAGTTTGTTGTTGTGGGTGGTACTGATAATCCCGCAGTAGATGACAACATGTTTATCTTCAGTCAGTTGGGTGCACTTGGTACCGAGTCAAGACCCTTTGATAAGAAACGTGATGGGTTCATTATGGGTGAGGGTGCAGGTGCCATGTTATTAGAGAAAGAGTCTGATGCACGAGCACGAGGTGCCAACATCATTGGATACATCAACACCGTATCTCATCATACGGATGGAGCACTTGGTAAACCTACTGCACCAGACCCTAACTGTACAGGATCACTTGCGGCAATGCGATCCGTAACAAATGATTCTGCGGGAGAAATTGCCTTTGTAAATGCTCATGGCACATCAACTCCATTGGGAGATGACCTAGAGTATAATGCAATTCAACAAGTTGTGCCTAGTGTACCCGTGATTAGTTTCAAGTCAAAGGTGGGACACTCTCTCGCGGCAAGTGGTATCAACGAAACAATCTATAGTTTGATGTGTCTTTACAACGGAGTGGTACCGAAGAACTTCAATATAGATGACTGTGATCACGAATTTGTCTATAAATACAAGAAACAGGTTAAAGATAAGTTTGCGATGAAGAATTCATTTGCCTTTGGAGGCAGGTCTTCTTCATTGATATTGGAGGTGGAATGATAACAAATTGGATAGGTAAAAGAACTGGATACGTGCATACGACATTCTATATGTTGTGTGTACTTCTTGCTATTGTATGGTTGCCATCATACTCTATTATAGAGTTGTCAGTCTGGTTTGTGCCTTTCTATTTACTCGCGGCATATTTAATCTCAGGATTCCAACATAGGTATTGTTCACATAAGTCTTGGCAACCAAGTCTTAGAGTTGAATCTATTAGTGCGTTTCTTTGTGCCGCATTCTTATTGACACCATCTATGGGGTGGGCATCTACTCATAGGACTCATCATAAACACACTGATACCGATAAAGACCCACATGGGAATGCTCATAGTATTCTACGTAACTTCTTAGTATTCAATTACCCACCCAAGATGACTCTGATTCCTAGATGGATGCTTAGACATCCTGTCTATCAACTCCAAGCAAAGTACTACTGGGAGACGGGTATTGTGGTAGGTGCATTGATGTTCTTGGTAGGATTAGGAACCGCATGGGTGTCATTCATTGCATTCTGTTATATCTTCCAAGTCACTTTGAATATGATCGGTCATCTGAATAGGAATCCAGTGAATAATACTATAGGTGCGATAATGTGGGGAGGTGAGTTATATCATAAGAACCACCATGACAAACCTAGTCTATCGCAGTTTGGTTTATTTGACGCAACATACCACTTTTTTATTAAACACTTAGATACTAGAGGTAAATGATTATGAATAGAAAATGCACCATGTGTAAAAAAACTTTACCCGTAGAGAATTTTGCACTTGCAACTAAACAAGGACATAGAAGAGGTAAATGTAAACCCTGTCAAATTGAACACACGCAAAGAAGTAAAGGAACTTGGGAAGAGTATCAAAAAGAACAATCGTATAGAGAAGAACTCCATTTACTTCAAAAAAAAGGGAAGAGAAGATGTAGACTATGTAGTGAAGTAAAAGTTCTTGACGAATTTCCTTCTTATTCAAGTCCTAAAGTTTTTTACAATAAAAAATCTTATTGCAAAAAATGTGCTTATGAAACATGGAAAATCCCAATGTCAAAAACAGAACATTATAAAAAACTAAAAGCAAAATGGGATAAAAAATATAGAGATATCAATAGAGATAAAACAAACGCTAGAACAATGAAAAGATATCATAATGATATAAATTTCAAAATAAAATGTAATTTAAGAACTAGATTAGGTAAAATGTTAAAAAAATCTCTAACAGGAAAAACTATTAGTTCAGTAGAATTAGTGGGTTGTGAAATAGACTTTCTAATGGAGTATCTTAAAGGTCAATTCAAGGAAGGTATGACATGGGATAATTGGTCACAAGATGGGTGGCACATAGACCATATAATACTATTAAGTTCATTTGATTTTTCTAAGTTAGAAGAACAAAAGATAGCGATGCATTATACAAACTTGCAACCACTTTGGTCATGGGAGAATTTACAAAAAGGAGATA